GGCAAACTGTCTTTTGGCATCCCTGACTGGGTGCCCGGTATTGGTGGCAAAGGCTTCTCCGTCCCGAATATTCCTATGCTCGCGGACGGTGGAATCGTGACAGGGCCTACGCTTGCAATGATCGGTGAGCGTGGCCCTGAAGCGGTCATCCCACTATCTGGACGCAATTCTGGAATGGGTAACTACACGATCAACATCACTGGCGGTCTTGGCTCAAGCGCGGAAATCGGCACAGCTGTCGTAAACGCGATCAGAGCGTTCAATAGGACGAACGGCCCTGCGAACATAGCGGTCGCCTAATGGCAGGCGTAGCGGTACTTGGGTCAGGTAACTACGATCTTGAGATTGACACAGGGTACGACTGGAATGCTTTCACACTTGACGACGACCTCAAAGGCGAACTAGATAATACCGAATATGTGCTTGACGGTACATCTCAATTCGCAAGCGTCTTAGACGGCGCGATCTCACTAACTGCAAAGCGCGGACGCGCTAACACTGGCGACCAGTTTGCTTATGGCACAATGAACTTTACGCTAAACGACACTTACGCTGACGGAGTGTTTAACCCATTCGACACAACTTCACCGTATTTTGATCCAAACAATAATCAGCCAGGACTTGCACCACTACGCGAAGTCCGATTCTCTCGATACAGCTCAACGAATGTCAAAGAACTTTTGTGGGTCGGCTACATCGTGAACTACGACTACACCTTTACGCTTGGCGGACTAGACACAGTGACCGTAAATTGCGCGGACTTCTCCTACCAGCTTGGACAGACCTTCCTTGCTGAATGGAATGTCACAGAGCAGCTCTCAAGCGCGCGTTTTAATGACCTGCTAGACCTGCCAGAAGTCTCTTACACAGGCGCTAGAAGCATCGCTACAGGAGTAGCCACTCTTGGCGGATCTGCCGCATACACGGTCTCCAATGGCGTCTCCGTTGCAGCATATGCCAACAAGATCAATGAAGCGGAACAGGGAAGAATCTTCGTTGATCGAGAGGGCACGATTACTTTCCAGTCGCGGATCGGACAAACACTTGGAATCCCTGTCGCCGAGTTCCATGATGACGGAACGGACATCGGCTACAGCGCCATTGACATCTCTTTCCAAGCGGACACAGTGGTCAATCGCGCATCAGTCGCACACGCTGGAGCAGCGTCCCCAGAAGTAGCAGAAGACCTTGCATCTCAAGCTTTGTATTTAATTCAGACTCGGTCAATCACCGACTCGCTTGTCCACAATGACGCCGCAGCTTTAACACTTGCCCAATACCTAATCAGTGCCAACCCAGAGCCGCGCTTTAACTTTTTAGGCACCGAGTTCCCCGGCACACCTGCACTAGAACAAGACACACTTGCGCTCCTCGATGTCGGCGACCTGATCAATATCCAAAAGTCAATCACAACCTCGGCAGGACCAACCCAGTTTGCGCAAGATCTCACCATTGAAGGACTTGAGCATCGGCTTACTTTGTCGGCAGGGCACGCAGTCACCTACTTTACTTCACCAACCACAATTGTCTATGAGCTCATCTTGGACGATCTGGTATATGGCACACTTGACGAAGAAAATGTCTTAGGATAGAAGCATGCCAAACGAGCAGACAAGCGTCCCACTTTTTACCGCTGGCGAGGTATTGACCGCCGCAAACATGAATATCAGTGCAGGTACAGGCGTACCAGTATTTACAAACACAACTACGCGCGACGCGGCTTTTGGTGGTGCAGGCGAAAAAGTATTAGCAGAAGGACAACTTTGTTACCTGTCGAGTACCAATGTCGTGCAGTATTACGATGGCGCGGCGTGGGCTACTGTCGGGCCTGCAACCGCTGGCGGTTTAACTTTAATTAGCCGAACCAGTATTTCGCCCGCTGCCACAACTGTAACTATTAACGGTATTTTTACATCAACATATAACGACTACCGAATTATTTTAACTCTTAATGGTGCTAGCGATAGCAACAAATTGCGTATGCAACTAACCACAGGCGGAACAGCAGTTACTAGCGGTTATTCGGCAGGTTGCTTTATTGGCGATTACACATCAGGCGCGCCACCAGTAATTAACTACGGTTACGCAGAAACGGGCAATTTTGTTCTTGGCTACATTCCAAACGGATCAAGCCAAAACGCAAACATTGCCTTTGATATGTACGGCCCACAAGCAACACAAAAGACCGCTATTAACGGACAGACCACTTCGGTTTGGTCGGGTGCAGCCAACGCAGGCGGCGCGGTTCTTGGCTTTTTGGACTCAACAACAAGTTATGACGGCATAAAAATCTTAAACTCGGCAAATACAAACATGACAGGCACGATCGCTGTCTACGGATACGCAAAGGCTTAACCATGTCTGAAATTACTGTAATTCTTGGTGAAGAAACTCCAGAAGGAATTAAAGCTGGAATTGCTGAACAAAAAGCGCTTGCTAAAATTGAGCAAGAAAGACAAGCCGCACGCCAAGCAGTCTTAGACAAGTTAGGTATTACTCTTGAAGAGCTGTACGCGCTACTTGGCTAGTCTCATGCTTGCGCTGATCCTGACCGCTTGCGCTGACCGTTACCGCGAAAACTGCAACACCACTAAAGCCAACGGACTACTAGAAAGGCGTTGCCCATGACCACAGACAAACGGCTAAGCAACGAACAAATCAAAGCTCGACTAATCCTTATCGTAGGAATCGGACTTACCGCATCGTTCGTTATGGCAATCGCATCACTCATCTTTGGACTTCTCTTTGTCGTGCAACCTACAGAGCAAAGCCCTAATGACGCCGAAGCATGGGGAGTCTTGTCACCGATGCTCATGACCCTCGCAGGCGGCTTAATAGGTCTACTCGCTGGCAACGGTCTTAAAGATCGTCCGAAAGATCCGCCAACTTTATGAGCGTGATTCCAGCGAATCCAGCAGTCCCAAACTCGAGACCGTACACAGGAAACTCGGACGGAGCCGCAGCTGGCCCGCGCGCAGGAATGGACGAATGGATCCGACAGGCGATTAAATACGGCAACGGCGCTTTCTGGAACAATGGGTCGTGGGGCGTAAGAAATATGCGCGGATCCGAAAATCTGTCAGTGCATGCCACAGGGCGCGCGGTAGATCTTTCATATCGCAAATCAGAACAACATCCAAACGCAAGTCGCAAAGGATCAGTTGCCTTTCTAAACATCGTTACCGCTAACGCGAACGCGCTCGGCCTTGAATGCGTACTTGACTACATAGCACCATTCGGACGCGGCTGGAGATGCGACCGACAGAAGTGGCAAAAATACACAAAAGAAACTATTCACGGCGTACCAGGCGATTGGCTTCATTATGAGATCACGCCGGCTATGGCAGACTCTCCAAACCTTGTAAAACAAGCCTTTCAGAGAGTGTTCGCCGAAATCCCCCAATAGCGCACACTGATCCTCTATGGTCGAAGTACCGACGATAGGAGTAAAAAACATGACCGAGCCGAAAGTCTTCATCTATGAGGTAGGTCGGTGCTCAATGGACAACGGACAAGAAATCCTTGTTCAGATCTTTCGCCACGAAGACACACACAAAATCATCCGCGCACAGATCGCCTTCCGCACTTTGGCAGGCGACAGCTGGGGCGTCCCAACAGAATTGAGTTTTCAACAATGAGCTATCTAACGATCAAAATCTTTGCATGGGTAACTATAGGGCTTTGCCCTTTTGTGCTGCTCTGGGACGCTTCTAAAGCGCCTGAAGGCATGTCTCAAGTAAGCCCCGTGACCGCCTACGCGACGATCCCACTTGGCACACTGCCAGTCGTAGTTACACCCCCCGTCACTACGCCGGCTACGGCTTGCGCGCAAGCTCTTAACCTTGCTTTAAGTGTTGGCTGGCCCGCGACCGAGACACCTACTTTGATGCGCGTTCTTAAACGCGAGTCAAATTGCACGCCAGACGCATTCAACCCTCGAGACACCGCTGGCGGCTCTTACGGCTATATGCAGATCAACGGATTCTGGTGCACCCCTTCTGCATACTGGCCTCAAGGTTGGCTACAAGCGAAAGGGATCTTGACAGTGTGCGACGAATTGTTTGATCCCAAAGTAAACCTCACCGCAGCTCTCGCAGTGTGGCATAATTCTAAATGGACACCTTGGAACCTTCCGAAGTGACCGAAGAGCCCTATCCCGAAACTGGTATTACAGAGGAGACCCGACAGATGTATCCCGAAAACTATTCCGACAAATACAACAAAGTATTTAAGCAATTTATAGACGACATTGTGAGACCAAATCACATTGAGCCAGTCAAACACGATCACGAAATATTGATAGACGAACTTGTCATCATGTATGACGCGCACATGACTATTGGCGGAGAGCAGAATCGCTTTAATGCGAGCGTCCTAAAAGCGGCGATCAATGTTATACGCGCCCTGTAAAGCCTGCGGACTTACGATGCACGGCACTCGATACCGACACAACCCAGAAAAGATTATGTGGCTTCATCCAAGCCTAAAAGCATGCAGTAAAGTTAAACCAATAAACCCGACCAAAAGGAACCCGACATGAAACAGATAGTCCCAGCCAATGGCAACAACAAGGTTTTGTCTTTTGATTGCAAAACCGACGGTAATTGTGATCACACAATGACTTGGCATGAAAGCATTATTGCTTATTTAATTTTGACTGATGAAGATCTGCCAGAAGATGCAGAAGGATCGGTCTATGTGAGACCTATAACAACACAAGACGCTATGGAACATGTCCAGTCATACGGCGGACATCATTGTTGCATTGTTAATTCCGATGGTATTGACGAAACAGTAATGGGAGAAGTCTACGAATGAACGATCTACAACTCTTTGCACCTTCACGCGGACTCGGGCAATACCGAGAAAACATTGCCATTGATCGCAATACCGTCATCATCTCATCATCGGCAAAACCGACATCAGCAAATGCAGCTCTTAACGCGTTGCCTAAATCGGGCTCAAAGCGTAGGCGCGTCTATGAGTACCTAAAGCAGACAGGCGGCGCGACAGACGAAGAGATCGAGCGCGCACTGGGCATCTCTGGCAACACCGTCAGGCCGACTCGGGGCTCCCTAGTCAAAGACAAGTTTGTCTACGCCACAGACCTTGAGCGTCCAACGCTTGCAGGCAACATGGCGATCGTATGGAAGGCGCGTTAATGGCACACTTTGACCTATCGCTTTATGAGACCGTTGCACAGCGCCTTGAGCGCTTCTGGACTGCCTACCCACAAGGACAGATCGTGACGACCATGATGCACTACGACGCTTCTACGGTCATCTTCCGATGCGAGACATACGACAACGAAGGACGCATCATTGCGCATGGCTGGGCAGAAGAAGTCATGGGCAACTCCCCAGTAAACAAAACATCATTCCTAGAGAACTGCGAAACATCTGCGATCGGACGCGCTATTAGTAACGGCCCACTTGGTCACACTGGAGAGCGCGCATCAAGTACCGAAATGGAAAAAGTAAATCGCGTCAATAGCACTCCTGCACCGGACACATTCGGCGGTGCTACACCTAAACAGATTGGCTTCTTAAAGTCATTAGCGCGCGGTAAAGCATGGGATGACTTCCAGCTGCTCGAGTTTATTCACAAGACGCTTGGCGTGGATGATGTAGTTGTAGAGACTTTGTCATCGGGACAGTGTCGAGTCTTAATAGACAGGATGAAAGCATGAGAAACCCCAACGAAGAGTACGACCGTTTACACGATCACATGACAGCGATTGCGCGCGAGCGTGACAACTCAAACCGAATTATTGCAACGCTGGAAAAGCGCCTTGAGGAATTAGAAGATGAGCTTGTCTTGGCGCATGAAGCGTTAGCGCGAAGGTACACAAGGCCATGAGTCGCACAGTTTGGCTTGCATTGGCTTTGACCGTGTTATGCGGCGCGCTTATGGCAAGGTCTGATAGAAAGTAAACCCTTTTACAACTGGCAAGTCGCATGGTCGTACATCGTTCGCATGATGCGGGACTTTCATCTCTGGGAACAGAGTTAGATCGGCGCGTCCAAAACCTGCAACACGAAAGGCGATGGACAAAGCGCCGAAGCGAGTCGTAAACATAAT